CTACGACACCCTGAAAATGGAAATTGAAACAAGGTGCAGACAGATCGGCAACATGGAGGCGCAGATACAGGCTTTTCACGATATGGACATATTCGAGGCGGAAAAAGCTTACGACGACGTTATCAACGTACGTTTAACCAGCGCTGGGCAGGTTTACCTTGAGAAGATGATTGAAAAGCATCCCGCCATCGAATTTAAAGAAGTCAAAGACTTTGTTTATTATCATGTTGGCGACACGAAACCGGTCACAGGCGGCGACGCTTGATGATAACGGCGCGGCTCATGTCAACAGCCGGTCACCGTGTACCTGAGCGCGGGCAGAAGCCGCGCCAAATTACGAAAGGAGAACAAAATGATAATTACTAATCGCCTGAATCTCCCGAAACCATTCGTTGAAATGGCGAAACGAGATTATGAACTTGAACCGAATGAATACAGAGTTACCTCACTTCTTAAAGGCATCCGGGAAACCATCCTGGAGCGCAGACACGGCAAGGAAATCGAGCAGGACGTTTCAGACATGATATGGTTGTTGTTCGGAACAGCCGTACATAGTATCCTGGAACGTCATGCAGAAGGCGACAATGAATTCAAAGAGGAACGCATCAAAATCCCGTTCGGCAATTACATTCTATCAGGTCAATTTGATCTTTACAACGATGAGACGAAAACAGTAACCGACTACAAAACTGCTTCGGTCTGGAAGGTCATATACGGCGATTTTACCGACTGGCGTAGGCAAACACTGATTTATGCCTACATGTTGCGTAAAATCGGTTTCTATGCCGAAAACTCCGAGATTGTGGCGCTCCTGAAAGACCACAGCAAGCGCGACGCAAAAACAAAAGCAGGTTATCCAAAATTGCCGGTTCAGAAGATTCCCTTCCATTTCACAGAAGAAGATTTTCAAGGCATTGAAGTGTGGCTCAGTGATAGCTTTTTAGAAATAGCGCGGTGTGAAACCTTGCCGGATGACGAATTGCCTCTATGCACACCTGATGAACGCTACAATTCCGGTGACAAATTTGCGGTTATGAAAAAGGGCAATAAAAAAGCCATGAGGGTTCTTGATTCAAAGGAAGAGGCTGAGAAATGGATGGGCGACAATGGCGGTGATTCCATCGAACCACGTCCCGGCGAAGATAAAAAATGCATTGATTACTGCAATTGCTGTGAATTTTGCAATTATTACAATGAGAGGGTGAGGGCATGAACGCATTAACAGTTATTGAATCCGTTGACCTTCAGACCGTCAATACTACATTGCAAAAGATAAGCATGTTCCAGGCGATTATCCAGAAGACTTTGAGACAAGGGCAAGACTTTGACACCATACCCGGAACAAACAAGCCTACGCTCCTAAAGCCTGGCGCCGAAAAAATCAACATGCTCATGGGAATCGTTCCAAGTTACGACATAGACAACCGCATTGAGGACTTTGACAAGGGATTTATCTCATACTCGTTTCGTTGCACTCTCATGAGAAATGGCGAACCAGTATCCCAAGGCGTTGGATGTTGTAACTCGTTGGAACCCAAGTATAAATACATATGGGCGAAGGAAGAAGAGATCCCCAACCACTTGGATAAAGATAATCTCAAGACACAGCAGGATAAATACGGACGTTATACAAAATACCAGATCGTGAATCCAGAGATTGCGGGGCTTGCAAACACAATTTTGAAGATGGCAAAAAAACGAGCATATGTCGATGCAACGCTTCAGGTCGCCGCATTGTCTGACGTGTTTACTCAAGACTTGGAGGACATGAGGGAATATCTCCAATCCGAGGAATCCGAGACGATGGATGTAAAAGCTGCATCTGCGCTGAAAATCACATTCGGGAAGAACAAAGGCAAAGCCCTTGGCGAACTCTTTAAGTCTGATCACGGCTGGGTTGAATGGTACAAAGGCAGCGAGAAGAAGGATCCCGTCATCATGAAGGCTATCGGTATCTTGGAACAGGCAATTATTGATGATCGGTTAAAGAAACAAAAGGCGAAAGAAGAGAAGCCCGAGGATAAACCGACAGGACAAACCGAGGACAAGCCCTTCAACTTGAACCCCGAAGAAGATCCGTTTCCTCCGGTAGAAAACAAATGATACCCTGTCCTAAGCCACTAAAGACCAAACACAGTAGGTACATAAGAAACAAGCGCCCACCGGAAGGTACATCATGCTGGTTCTGCACTCGCCAGGATAGCCTTGTATACCATGAGGTTTATCCTGGCAGCGCAAACCGGCGCGTAAGCCAATTAAATGAATTTCAAGTGCCAGTATGTCCGACACATCACGACGAATTACAGCTTTATAAGAGCAAAAAGGCATACAGGCTTAAACAGGATACACAGCGCGATTACGAGGTACTACACGGGCATGAGGCGTTTATGAAACTGATAAGGAAGAGTTATTTGTAAGGAGGGTATAAAAATGGATGAAATACGCGCAAAAGATATCCATGATTGTGATGAATGCCCGTTATATGAACATGATTGTAAGGGTGGATTTACTTCTGATGGAAACGGTAACCCAATAGAACCCCCTTGCTGTTCGTGGAACGATGATACCGTAATTTATGAGGGCATGTACGGCGAATATTAAGAGGAGTGAGAGCCGGGATGACTCCCGGAGGATATTTGGAAAATCATATTTGTGAAAGCGAGGTAATTTTATGCCAAAGATCGAAGGAACCATGATAACGGGAGCAAGTGACGACCTTATAGAGATTGAGGGCGAGCTTTGCGAGGAATTCAATTCCATTGATTGCAAAGACGGCGTTATGGCGTTATCGGACGGGACGTTACTCAAGGTCGATTATGACGAGGACGGCATTTGGAGGTTCAAGGCGCGTTTCAAGGGAACGTTGTATGACCGCAAGATTGACGGTGACATTGATTGGGACACTTACGACGAAGTCTATTTTAAATCGGGGCTCAAATGGATTGTTTTTGCAGAAGAGGCACAGGTTGAAATAAAGGGTTGAAGGGAGTGAGAGCAATGAGAGATTATATTTTCAGGGGCAAGAGGATTGATAACGGCGAATGGGTACAGGGCGACCTTATTCATGAAAGATACGGGACGGTCATTCAATACATCACTTTGAAATATCCCACAGGGAATGGTGCGCCAGAAAGAGAGCCGATATCTGAACGACACAAGGTAACCGTTGATCCCTCAACCGTAGGCCAAGCTACCGGCCTAAAGGATAAAAACGGAAAGATGATTTTTGAGGGTGACGTAGTCCATTGCTATGGCGGGGAGCATTGCCAAGGTTATTGGGAGCATGATGACAAGATAACAATAAATAGCATGATTAACGATTGCTTTATGATGGACACATCTGAATTTATTAAGGTAATCGGCAACATCCACGACAACCCGGAGTTAATCCCATGAAGCTAACCTGTACCGACCCCCGCCTCACCCGAGACGAGATAAACAACAATTACATAGTGAGTGTCAGCGCATGGCTGAACAACCTTGAGAAGCAAAAGCTCTATGAACTATCGAAGTCGGGCAAAGCGCTAGATGTTGAGATTAAGGTACACCGGAATAGACGGAGCCTTGAGGCCAACGGGTATCTTTGGATACTCTGCCAGAAACTCTCCGAAAAGATCGGCGGCACAAAAGAAGACATTTATAAAGAGGCCGTCCGGAAGGCGGGGTAATTTGACTTTGTGGCTGTCTCTGAGAGGGCCGCAGAATCATTCATCAAGGCGTGGCAGGGTAAAGGGATAGGCTGGTATGCCGAAGCCTCAGAGTCAAAAATAGACGGGTGTAAGAAAATTATGGTGTATTACGGTTCCAGCGTATACGACTCAAAGGCCATGTACCACCTGATTAGATACATAGTTGATGAATGCATAGAAAACGATATTGAGACTTTGACGCCGGATCAACTTGCGGCGATGAGTCAGGAGTGGGGTCGGTAGATACCGTAACCCACGGAGAAAGTGCGCATTAGAGAGCAAGGGAGGAATAACAAAATGGCAACAGATTTCAAAAGCAAAGTATATACCGACCGCCCAGCGTATGCAGGTTTTGACGCTCCACGTAAATTTGAAGCGATTAAGAGTATAATTGCAAAAAGGTTGGTTGAGCATCCGAATGCGATTTGCTCATATTCTGGAGGGAGCGACAGCGATATCATGTTGCATCTGATTGAGACCGTACGAAAGACTTTTAATCTCCCACCTATTCAATACTGTTTTTTTAACACAGGGCTTGAGATGGATGCAACAAAACGCCATGTGCACAAAATGGAAGAGTTGTACGGCGTCACAATTGACGGGCACCGACCCAAAAAGAACATAGTACAGGCCACGAGGGAATATGGTCAGCCGTTTGTTTCGAAGATCATGTCGAGCGGCCTTGAGGGCGTACAAAAGAAGAATATTCCCTTGTCAATCGCCGCAGAATACGCAAATGTAGAGGATAAGGCAGCAAAGCGGGCAGAGCTTAGAGAACGTTACCCAAGGTGCGAATCGACAATTAACTTTCTATGCGGATGCAATTCCGCGGGGGATCCGAGGCCTGACATCCAGCTCGTCATAAACTCATCAAAATATATGCTAGACTTTATTATTGAAAATCCAATCCCGTTTAAAGTAAGCAACAAATGCTGTGATTACTGTAAAAAGCAAGTGGCACACCGCGTCCAAAAGCCGTTTGATATGGTAATAACGGGCGAACGCAGGGATGAAGGGGGTATGAGGTCTGTCCCGCGCAAGGATAATACGGCCATGTGTTTTGCCGAGACGTCTGACGGTAAACATAGACTCCGTCCGCTATACTATGTGACGGACGCTGATAAACAGTGGTACAAAGACTACCACGGAATCCGATATTCGGACGCATACGAGGTTTACGGCCTAACGCGTACCGGATGTTGTGGTTGTTCCATATCTGCTAAAGCGGTAGAGGATTTAGAAAAAATAATGCCCTTTGAGCCGAATCTGGTTAAAGCTGCGTGGAATGTTTTTGGTGACAGTTACAGATACCGTCAACAGTATAACGAGTACAAGGCCAAAAAGAGGACCGAAGATAAAGACGCATATAACTCAATAGATGGACAAATTGAATTAGCAGAATACATAGACTAACTCGAACTAGGTGTAATGC